ACTAGGACTTAAGCAAATAGAGGCATTATCTGACCAGTTTATTTTAACACGAGCGAGAATTGACATAATGAACGATGGATTACAAACAACACAAGAGTTGCAAGATAGAATGTTCAGAGCAGCTACGGAAACTAGGAACTCGTATCTTGACATGGCTGAAGTTGTGACAAAGCTAGGCATACTCGCTGGCGACGTGTTTAGTAGCAGCCAGGAGTTAGTTAGGTTTACCGAGTTGATGAATAAAAACTTCATTGTAGGTGGATCTTCAGCAAGGGAACAAAGAGCCGCTATGTATCAGTTAACGCAGGCGCTAGCTTCGGGCAGATTGCAAGGTGATGAATTCCGTTCTGTCTTAGAAAATGCCCCATTCTTAGCTAAGCAAATAGCAAAAGAACTAAATGTAAACGCTGGTGAACTACAAAAGTTAGGTAGTCAATGGAAGATAACTCCACAAGTAATCAAGAGAGCGATGTTTAATACCGCAGACGAGATTGAGGCTCGATTTGCTAATATGCCTAAAACGATATCTCAAATATTCACCATGACGTTTAATGCTATACTACAAAACATTCAGCCAGTAATCACGTACATAAACAGAATAGCAAACTACATTTATGACAACTGGTCTAGGCTAGAGCCAATATTCTGGGGCTTAGTAGGTGCTGTTGGAACATACACTGGTGTGCTGATAGCTAACACGATAGCCACATGGGCAGCGAACGCAGCTACCAAAGCATTCACAGTGACCCTACTTGGTGTACCGCTCGTTGGCATTGCTGCCGCTATTGGTCTAGTAGTTAGCGGGCTGGTGATGTGGATTAATAAAGTCGGTGGGGTAAGAGTAGCTTGGGCTATAACTGCAGATTTCTTAGAATACAGGCTAGGTCAACTATGGGCTTACTTCCTTGCTGTTATAGGTTACGTGAACGCTGCGTTTGAAAACATGCAAAATGGTCTATATAGCATGGGTTATTCAATCGCCTACTTTGCTTTGGGCATACTTGCAAAGATACTAGGAGCAATTGATTGGTTCGTTAAGCAGGCAGTTGGGGCTATCAACCTAGTTATCAGAGGACTTAACCTTATACCAGGCGTAAATATCGGAGAACTTACCGTTACATCATCTGTTCAGGAATATCAAAACAAGATCGCGGCTAGTCAGGCATCATTAGCAGCTAAGATGGCTGAGAATGACGCCAAGCTAGCGAAATCACAACAAGCCGTAGCACAAGAATTTGCTCAAAACATGAACAGGCTAGAGAGCAATCACATAAAACGTCAAGAGGACATAGCTAGAATGCAAAAAGAAGCTCAAGAAAAAGCGAATGCTTCCCAACTACAGTTTCCCCCATTCCCAGACTCCCTAGATGAAGTTGACACTGTAAACAAGGTAAAAAGTATTGACCTTGCTGAAGAAGATTTGCAGCTACTAAGAGAATTAGCCGAAATTAAGTACGTACAAAACTTTGTGAAACTGACACCCTCCGTAGCGGTTAATGCAACAATATCTGAAAAAGTTGATATTAACGAAGTGGTTAGGACAATTGAAAAGAAATTGGAAGATGAGTTTTATGCTGCTGCTGAAGGGGTGTATCAGTAGTGCAGTATAGAATGTTTATCGTTATAGACAATAAAGAGATACAAATACCAGTTCTACCTAGTGAGCTGACGGTGGAGCTAGAAGGTAAAAACTCAAAAGTTGAAGTGCTTCAGCTCGGCGAAGTAAATAGATTGAGGAAACGCGGATTAAAAACGATAAGCTGGGATTCATTCTTCCCATCGTATATGGCACCATATGTTGTTGACTTCACTGGCAACGCACTAGACATCGTAATGAGCATTGACAAAGTGATGGTCGAAGCAAAACCGATAATCTTCATATTGCTCGGCAACGACCTTGACATAAACGGCTGGTACTCAATAGAAAGCTTCTCTTACAGTGAAAAGGGAGGCGAGCCAGGCGACATATATTACACAATTAAGTTGACCGAATGGGTGGACTATTCACCAAGCAAGTTAATACTTAAGGAAACAAAACTGACAACGCCAACACAAACTACAACAAAGACAACTGCAACAGCAAGTGAACCGAAGAGAACTGGAACACCTCCGAAGCCTAAAACATACACAGTTGTTAAGGGAGATAGCTTATGGGCAATCGCTAAAAAATTCTACAATGATGGAAATCAGTATCCGAAGATATACGACGCCAATAAGGAAATCATCGACAAAGCTAATAAGAAGTACGGCAATTCTAAGTACACAATTTATCCAGGGCAGGTTTTAACGATACCATGAGGATATACTACCAGAACAATGTAAGCGGTGCAGCTCATGACATTACTAGCTTAATTACTAAGGCGTCATGGTTTACAGAACGAAGGGATAGTCCAGGCAAGTTAGAGTTAACTGCAATGACATACCCAGAGATTGTATGGACACACGGTGGTATTGTAACCGTACTAGATGATACAAACAAAGGTATATTCTACGGCTACGTGTTCAAGATAACACAAAATGAAAATGATGAGACTGAAATTGTTGCATATGACCAGCTACGTTATCTAAAGAACAAAGAAACATATGTGTTCACAAACAAGAGAGCTGACGAAATTGTAAAAAAGATAGCTTCAGACTTTAAGCTGAACTTAGGAGGAGCTGAAAACACCAAATACGTCATTCCGTCTTTGGTAATGGACAACGAAACGCTATACGACACCATACTTAAGGCACTGGATATAACCCTGATAAACACTGGTGAAATGTACTATTTATGGGACGATTTTGGCAGTCTTAAGTTATCTAACATCAAATCATGGATAGCCAATATTGTTATTGGTGATAATTCATACGCTACTGGGTATACGTATACATCAAGCATCGATAATAGGACTTTTAACAAGATTAAACTTGGACGTAACAATAGTGAAACGGGTAAACGTGAAATTTATATTTGGCAAGACAGCAAAAATATGACTTTATGGGGAGTGCTACAAGACTATGAGGTTGTCGATGAGAATATGACGCCAGCACAAGTTAAGCAGCACGGTGAAACCAAGATAGCACTTTACAACAGACCAACGAAAACGTTTGATATTACAGCAATAAGCGACTTAAGAATTAGAGCTGGGCGTTCGATTTATGTGCACATAGAGCAGTTAAAGCAAAGCCAGTATTACATTGTTGAAAGCGCCGAGCATGATCTCCTAGACGAGACCATGAGATTGAGCTTAAAGGCGGTGTAACCATGGCACTGATGTACACCATAAAACAAATAGCAAATCAAACCATCGATGCGAAGAAGCCTGCTGAAATAATCTATGGCACGGTTGTAAAAGTATCCCCATTAACGGTTAGGATTGATGAAAAGCTAGAGATTAGTAGTCCGCAATTAATCGTAATAGACGGCATGACATTTGATGTTGGAGATAAATTAGTGCTGCTAAGAAACTTTGGCGGGCAACAATTTCTCATTCTAGGCTATTTGCCATTTAAGAAAACAGTATTGTATGGGATTGTTACATCTGAAATAACAGAAGCGCTTGTGGTAAAGTTGAACAACGGCATGGAACTAACAGCAGACAAGGTGAAAGTTATCAATAATCAACAGTTTGAAAAAGGAACAAGTGTAGCGCTGTTTAGGAACAAAGAGGACAATGATTGGATACTACTGGGGGCGATATGATGGCACTAACACCAGAAGTAAGTGGCATCCCATTGGCTGATGTAGCATTTGATAACGTCAGGCAGCCAAGTTTGACGTACAAGCTCGACTTTGATAGAAAACGCATCGCTGGTGCTGTTGATGGTAAAGAAGCCGTAAAACAAGCCATAATGTGCATTTTATTAACCGAAAGATATGAATACCTTATCTATAGCTGGAATTATGGGATAGAGTTGAACTCTCTCATCGGACGTAGCGGACTAACAATCAATTCTGAGCTTAGAAGGATTATCACAGAAGCTTTGATGGCTGATGACAGAATACTTAGCGTTGAAGATTTTTCTTTTGATCGGATAGATAGAAAAACAGTTAACGCATCATTTACGGTGCGCACTATTTATGGTGATGATACAATTACAAGTGAGTTGAGATTAAATGTATGAGCATATGACATTTGATTACATATTACAGAGGTGTTTAGACCGCATTCCCGATAGCTTAGATAAGAGGGAAGGCAGCATCATATACGATGCATTAGCACCAGCAGCCGCTGAACTTGCTCAGCTTTACATCGAACTTGACACCATTATGGAAAGAGTGTTCCCAGATACAGCAACTGGCGAAGACCTAACCAAATTAGCCATGGAAAGAGGTATTATTCGATTGCCAGCTTCCTATGCGCTAAGGAAAGGAATGTTCACTGACAGTAATGGTAATCCAAAGGACATCCCTATTGGAAGCAGGTTTAGCGGTGGTGAAGTTAATTATGTGGCTGTAGAAAAGTTAGATGCTGGTGTGTTTGCTATGAGATGTGAAACAGCTGGTTCAATTGGGAATGCGCACATTGGCTACCTATCGCCAATTGACTACATTCCAGACCTTGGTTCAGCAACGTTAAGCGACATATTAGTGCCTGGCGAAGATGAAGAAACAGACGAAGCATTGCGTCAAAGGTACATGCAAAGTATAAGGACACAGCCATTTGGTGGCAATATTGCCGATTACAAATACGAAGTATCACAAATATATGGTGTGGGCGGTTGTAAGGTAATACCAGCATGGCAAGGTGGTGGAACAGTTAAGGTAGTAATTATTGATAGCCTGTTCAATGTTCCATCTGCCCAGTTGATTGCTACAGTTCAGAATACATTAGATCCACCACCACAAGGAACTGGATTGGGGACTGCTCCAATTGGACACACCGTTACAGTTACAGGCGTAATCGGTGTCACTATAGACATATCGTTCGCGTTAACGTTGGCTTCTGGCTACAGCTGGGGTTCCGTATCCGATGCTGTATCCGAAGCAATAGAACAATATCTATTGAGCTTAAGACAAACGTGGGCTGATGTTGATTACATCACTGTTAGAAAAAGCTACGTTGAGACCGCTATCCTTGGAGTAGATGGTGTGCTAGACGTTACAGACGTTAAACTTAATGGAACAAAATACAATGTAGAGCTGAACTATGAGCAAATTCCATTGCTTGGTGAGATAAACAATGTTACTTAAGGAATATTTACCAGATTGGTTAAAAGACTTCTTAGAGATACAGCAAATAATGGACAGCGAACAGGTGGAATTTGATAACTTCGGTAATGCCTTAGACAATGTTATCGCCAACATGTTTAAGGTAACGATGAATGAGTATGGTTGCTACAGATGGGAAACAATACTGGGATTAGCGCACGATACTGCTCTTACCTTAGAAGAAAGGCGAAACATAATTTTGACAACGTATATAGCACAAATGCCATTTACATATAAGAGAGTACTGGAGATATTGAAGAGTATTTCACCAAACGCTAATCTTATTGTTGACAATCAAACATTTGAAGCGTATGTGACTGCAACCGTCGTCGGTTTATCTCAAAGAGACGCGATTGCTAGCGTGCTCTTTAGCATTATGCCAGCGAACATAAGAACATACTTAACGATTTACGTCAAACAAAAGCATGAGTTGATTCCACCATACTTTGTAGGTTTTACGACTTCGTATGTGGAGCATGTCCATCATGCAGTATAGGAGGTGCATATGGCTACTTATAGGTCTATAATAACAAATGCTGGCGCATCACTGCTATCGTATCAGCTTGCACACGGTGGCAGCGTGAACATTTATAGAGCTGCTGCTGGCAACGGAATTCCATCGGGAGATCCAAGACAATTAACGACTTTAGTATCAGAACAGCCATCGGTGAACATAGATTTAGGTGCTAAGCAGTTTATTGACGGGAACCCATCTGTCGTTATCATACCAGTGCAAATTAACAATGCAGGGATAACGGTTCCAACTGCGATAAGAGAGATTGGACTTTTCGCTGAAGATCCAAACGGTGAAGAAATACTCTTCGCTTATTCGTATATAGACGGTGCGGACACGGATAATATTCTTCCACCACCGCAAGTAACGAACCCAGAGCAACAATTTGATACAGTTCACACGCATGACATCATTCTTTTCATTACGAGCGATGAAAACGCGGTTATTAGTGTCACCTACACTCCATCTAATTTTGTTTCACAATCACAACTTGTTGAGGTAACAGATGGATTACAAAGTAACATAAATTCACACATCAACGCAGCAGCACCACACAGCGGGCATGAGACGCCCGCCGGCG